TAAAAGCTTTAGACTTGAGTGGCCGGACACTTCGTTCCGGGACTTTGGTTTTAGGCGCATACCGAATACGTCCTGTTCTTTAAACGCGGCGCAGATCAATGAGCTTTTATGGCATAGCCCAGCCGGGCTTACCTTGAAGCGTACATTGAATCTCTTTAATGTCGCATGGGTGTCTGCTTCACGCAGATAATTTTTATTTTTATAGACCGTAAAGTCTTTAAACTTCCATTTGGAGGGCCTATGGCTCAAATTTCAAATATTGTGGTAAACGACCACACAGCTGATGTAACTTTTGTTCCGATGTCAAAGGACGGATTAGATGTTCGTTGGAGTAATCCACAAACATCATTAGATCTGTCACCTCGCATCCAAGCAATTGGTCACCAGATTATAACTGGAACTAATCGCAAGTTCGAACTACGGATAACCAAGCCGTTTGAATGGACTTCGCCTAACGGTGTTAAATCGACAAAACTTGCACTTGTTAAGATGCAGTTTTCGATACCGCAAGAGACAGCTACTGCCGATGTTACTGCTTTAAGATATATCGCAAGTAACACATTATTAAATGGTATCATCGCTGATGCCATTGACAGCGGCGCGTTGCCTTATTAGTTTGCCAGGAGGTATTAAACTATGTTATCAGTAAAGGACGATCTTCCGGGTCGTCTCAATCTGCCACAGGCAGTGAGACTGAACAGAACGAAGTACGATAGTCTTAAAAAGAAGGCTATCGCATGCACAAACAAAGATATCGGGGTAGACCTGCAATATGGCCTATTACCAACTTTTGAATTGGACGAGTTCCTTGAGTACTGTGATGCCATTAATAAGGATATTTTAGTTAGATATCCAGATTATGAAGCAAACACGGTTCGCAAGAAGATCCCGCCTAAGACAAAGGCTGAATCCGAGGCGCTCGCAGACAAGACATTTAAAAGCTATATGGCTTCAGTTGATGAGGCCTTCTTTATAGCAAATAATCTTGTAAAGCGATTACACCAAGGTGATATCCTTGAACTCGATTACCGACGTATTTTTGATACAGCCGGAGATATAATTGAGCGTGCTCTAAGCTCTGTACCCTTCGAACCTCAGACCCGTTTCTTTTATGGGCCTGGTGCTTCGTTAAGTGGATTTGAGTTTGATCTTACCCCAAAAGGGCAGTATCGGACATACAAATCACGCTTATCTAAGCTATCGTCACTTGCCGGGGAGCTGGACGACCTCGAATTGTTTTTCGAGCCATCTCTCGCTGAGCAAATACGCCAAACAGGCGTGAGCTCTTCGTGGTCTTGGGATAAACTTCACCAAGTGCCTAAGAACGCCGACAAGAATAGGGTGATAACTATAACCTCCGTTTTACGTAAAGCAAAACAAAAGGGTATAGGCGAATGGATACGCAAAGCGTATCGGAGCATAAGGTCCTGCAACGTCAATCATAATCTTGATACATGCGCTCGGGATCATCAAGTGCTGGCTTGGATAGCATCCAAGACTAGCTTCTTTGATACCTATGACTTTTCGTCCGCATCTGATAGGATTACTTTTCCGATTTTGGAAGAGGTCCTGCTGGGGAAACCCAGACCCAATTGCCAAAAGCTATGGGATATGATGCAGAGATCGTCGTGTCTCGGCTTTGAATGGAAGGGGCAACGGTACACGTACCGGAGCTTTCCTATGGGATACTCGTTCACTTTCGAACTAGAATCCTTACTGTTCTTTGCTTTGACTGTCGCATTTCTCTTGAATTGGGGCTTCAATTTAAGTGAGGCTCCACTAGAACGTTGCATTGCATTTTTAGTCTCTACATACGGGGATGATCTTATCGTCGCCTTCAGTAGAGCAAGGAAGTCTTTTGAACGGTTCTTTGAATCGATTGGTTTTAAATTGAACGCTGAAAAGTCGTTCTCAATCGAGACATCGTTCCGCGAGAGTTGCGGTGCCGATTTTAATAACGGTACCTTTGTCCGTGGCTTTTATGTTAAGACCAGGAACCCTTCAATTAGGGATTTTCTGAGAATAACAAATTTTGTCAAGGTCAACTACAAAGTGTCAGATGAATTTCTGAACACGCTTCCTTTCTATAGGAAAATCAAGTCAGCATACGGTTTAAATCTCTGTAGGCTGTCAACGAGTAAGCTTATTGGTCGAAACTCAGTTTTCGCCAAGGATGTACCTGTGTCCGTTTTATTATCGGATGAGGATACGTCTCCACGGTTTATTCTGATGTACAGTCAAACGCATAAAACCAAAGATTGGCTTGACGCGCAGCTCCTGTTCGACACAGACTATAGTCTGTTGGCGGCCGGGGAAGATGAAAGTGAGAATGCTTTTTCATTTTCATACGCGGAATCTGGTGATACCCTAAGGTTAAGATCGCTGACTCAGAACGACGGCAATTTCTTCATGAGATTGTCTGAATCCTGGGTGGACGACCTGATCCTAAAGTACGATCCAGATCTGGCGCTACTATAGATGCACAGGCCCCATAATGGGGTCGGTCCTTATATCTAGCCGGGTTCCTCTTCGAAACCCGAACCAACGGAGAGGGGACTCCTATAAGGAGGTCTCCATTCGCAGCTC